TTGATGCGGCCGCCCAGGCTGGTCACAGTGCCGCCAGGAGCGCGCAGGAAGCCGGGGTAGCACCGCGCGGTGCCAACGGTGAACGCCGATGAGTTCGTAGCTGGCGTGCCTGCGACCTCAGCACCGCCGACGTAGAACCGGCCCGTGATGTACTGCCAGCCGTACTGGCATGTCAGCGCGAGCGCGCCGGCCGCGCTGGTGCAGTCGCCAGACACCGCCGCAGTGCCGATCACACCCGACGCCGCAGTGATGGACGTGTTGTCGACCTGGACAATCCCCTTCTGCGCGCTGGATCCCTGTTGAACCGCTGGCGCAGCATCTGAGCGCATGAGCGTTGAGGCCACACCATTGACCGCAGTGGGGCCGGCCGTCGCGGTCGGATTGGCCGCCGACGGCTGGGTGATGGTGGTGCTGGTGAGCGCGGTGGCCCGGCCTTGTGCGTCGATCGTCAGGATGGGAACGACGGTTGCCGACCCGATCGGGCCGGTTGCGCCTGGTCCCGTGTTCTTCAACGTAGAGACACCGGTGCTCGTGTTGAGCGTGACGTCTCCGCTCATCGACGGCATGCCGCTGAATCCGCCGCTGCCGTTGTTGACCTGCAGGTTGCCCGAGCTGCCGCCTGGGGTGATAGAGCTGCCGCGGCCGCGCGCGGTGAAGTAATTCGTGCCGTCCGAGAACAGGTCAAAGCTCTGGTTGGTGGCCAGCGTCAGGCTTGCCGCGCCGTCGATCGTGGAGGTGGCCGGCGTCAGGGTGACGGTGCCAGCGCCCTCGTTGATCAGCGTCGCAAACCAGCCGGAGGCGAAACTGCCACCGCCTCCCGCCTGGGCGATTGTGGCTGCGATTGCCGCCGCATTGCTGAAGGTGATGAATTTGCCGCAGTCGCCATCCACGATGGCGTAAGAGGTGCCTGTCTGCGGGTTCGGCGTGGCATTGCCCTTGAGCGTGCCACTGGTCGTGATCGTGCCGCCGGAGACGCCGCAGGCCGATGCGATGGACGTGACCGTGCCGCCCGACGTGGTCGCGGAGATGACGCCAGCCGTCGCCGTGATGGTGGTTCCGTCCACCTGCACGATGCCCTTGACCGAGCTCGACCCCTGCTGCACCGCCGGCGAGGCGTCCGACCTCATGAAGGTCGTGGCAACGCCATTGTTCGCCGTCGGGCCAGCGGTGGCCGTGGGGTTGGCTGCGGCGGGCTGGGTGATCGTGGCGCTCGACAGCGCCGTGACGCGGCCCTGAGCGTCGATGGTGACGATGGGCGCAACCGTGGCGGAGCCGATCGGTCCCGTGGCACCAGGCCCGGTGTTCTTGAGCGTGACAACGCCCGTGCCGGTGTTGATCGTGGCATCGCCCGAGGCCGTGAACCCGCCGAAGCTGCCCGCGCTATTGAACTGGATCTGCCCGCTGGTGCCGCCTGGGGTTCCGCCGCCGCCCGCGCCGCAGGCCGTGCCGGTGCCGCTGACCACGCCGGAGCTGTTGACCTGCAGACACTGCGTCGACCCGGTGATGGCGGAGAGGGTGAGGGCTGAAAGCGTCTGGGTCGCTGACCATGTGTTCGCGGCGTTGAGCAGGCCCAGCGTCGCGCCCGAGGTTCCGGTGTTCACAAAGGCCGCGGTGCCGAAGCTGACGCCGTTCGACTTCGTGACGGTCAGGGCACCCGTGGACGTGACAAGCGTGGCGTCGCCGCCGACGGTGAAGCCGCCGAACGATCCGGCGTTGTTGTATTGAACCTGAGCGTTGGTGCCGCCTGGTGAGCCAGATCCGCCGCAGGGGCCGCCCGAGTCCGCAATCTTGTCCGAGCCAAGCCATTTGACGCAGTCACCGGTAGTGACAGGGCCAGATTGCGTGACCCCGCCGCCTGGGATCTGCGCGCTGGCCGGAGCCAGAGAAAGCGACAAAAGGGCGAAAACCGCCGAAATGCGCCAGAAATTACCCATTCTCGTGATCCCCCGCCCAAATCGGACGGGGGGATAGTATTTTGCAGCCGGGGGATTGTCTAGGAGGTGGGGTCGGCGCCGCGGTTGATCATGCGCCACGTTGCGGTCGGAATGGATGTCTGGAACGCGAAGGTCTCCGGGAGGGCTCTGCTCCAGCCCTTCCAGGAAGGCGTTCGCCTCGTGCGCGCGGCCTTCGGCCATCTTCTTGAGTTGATGATCTCGACCGCTGAGACCTTCGGCAGGTCCTCCGCGATCGGCTCCGGCTCCCTCGGCGCCGCCGTCCACCAGTCGTCGCCCTTCATCTGCGATGCAACGCCGCGGTAACCGTAGACGATGCTCATGTCCCTATCCTTTCATTGGGTCGTAGCTCGAATCTATAGCCGATTTCAGGTTGAAGCCAGAGTGAGCCTCCTGGAACGGGTCGTAATTGACCGCCATGCGCTGCGGTCCGGTCCTGGCGGCCTTCGTCACCGGCTCGGCAAAGGTCAGCACGAACGCGTCGACCTCATCGGGCGAATACCCGATTTTCTTCTTCACCAGTTCCTTCGGTTCGAGAATCATCCGGCTCCCGACCTTCTCGAACGTGTAATTGGTTTGGGTCAGCGCCGCGGTGATCTCGGGGCTCGGAGGCAGCGCGCCGCCGCGTTTGATCCACTCGACGGCATCGAAATACATCTCCGTCCGCTTGTTGGCATAGCGGCTATTGAGGTGTGCAGCGCCGCCGAAATCAATCCCGATCGGAGTGCGGCCGACCGACACGAGCTGATCGTACCAGCCCGCGCCATAGCCGCCGCCCATGTCGATGAAGCACGCATCAGCATCCCAATCCTCCCATTTCCGCGCCACGCGCCCGGCGCCCGGGATGCTGGTCACGCCGCGCAGCTTGATGATGGGGAAGGACTGGATGCCCTGCCGGCAGAAGATCGCCGAGGCGTCGTCTCCGAACCGCGCCACATCCACACCCATGATGCGCGGCATGTTCTGGTAGGCGTCCGGCCGGTAGAAGCGTTTCATCGCCTCCTGGACCTCGTCAGGGCTGATCAGCGCGTTGAAGTCGCTCAGCGGGAATTTGCCGAGGATGTTGACCATCACGAACGGATTGTCGCGGCCGCCCCAGTCCTCGATCTGCTGGCGCGCGTGCTCGACGGACACACGGGGTGTGCGGTTCGGCGCATCTGGGTCGGCGGTAATTTCGATCACATACCACGAACGCCGGCCGGAGCTCGCAGCCTTCCACAGCGGTCCCGAGCGCTTGATCGGGTTGCCCGCCTGGACGATGTGGGCTTCCTTCGGCGAGCCCGAGAAGATCGCCTCGCAGGTCGGCAGCAGAGCGTCAGGATAGCCGCCGGTCTCGTCCATCAGCCACATCACGTATTCGGCGTGGATGCCGCGCAGGGAGTTGCCCATGTTGTTCGCGTCCGCGGATCGGTCCCACGTCCGGGCTTCCATCTTCCAGGTGTCAGGTGACTGCCGGTTCGTGATCGATTTCGACGTCTGCTCGAACAGGTTGTCGAGCATCGGGTCAACCTTGCGCCAGCGCGCCATCTCGGTCCACAGGTTGGCCTGTAGGTTCGGTCCGCTGATCGACGTCGCGCCGATCATTGGATTCGGCCTGGTCAGCAGGAAGTTCCAGCCGATCCACGCGAGGGTGCTGGTCTTGCCGGCGCCGGTGCACGCCTGCATCGCGATGCGCGGCTGATGCGGGAATGCCTCCAGCGCCTCGGCCTGAGCTGGGTCAGGCTTCACATGGAAGCGCTCCTCGACGTATGCGGCGGGATGCTCGCGCCAACGTTTGAGGTTGGCGCCAGCTTCGAGGTTGGGATCACCCATCAGGCCACAGGGCCCTTGGTAAAATCGATGGACATGCTGGCAATGCTCTGCGCGGCCGGCGCCGTGTTGGCCGCGATCTTCTCGACCGCCACCACGAACCGCTCCAAGATGCCGATGCCGCAGCGGATCGCTGCGCACATCTGCTCATCTGCCTTGCACTCGGCCTGCGACTCCACCACCGCCACGAGTGCCATCAGCCGCTCGAAATCGTCCTGCTTCATTGAACTCTCCTTTTGCTGGCCTCAATCAGGCAGCGATCCCTTCTTGCGCCATGATGCCGCGCACCTTGGCTTT